TGCCGCGTGGATAGATTTGGGTCATGACTCAACAACTAGCAGACTTGACCCAACTCTCCAGTGCCATCGGCATCGGGAGACACACCATCCGGCGCCTGGTGCTGTCCGGAGATCTCCCGCGCCCCGTCTCCGGCAAATGGCCGCAGGAAGCCCCGCGTGGCGGAAGGCTCCCGGCCCTGGACGTACCGCGCTGGGATCTGGCGGCCGTCAGGGCAGCCATCGAGGCCCACCGGTGACCCGCGCACTGGATCTACTCGCCTGCATCGCCACAATCGCCGCCCTGGTCGTTTTTGGGGGCGGAGCTGCCGTTGCGCTCACTGCCGGCCTATGATCCTGGTCAGCGAGTGGAATTGCGGGTATGAGACCCGTGACACCAAGCGCAACCGAGGGCGTCTGATCTGGGTGCGCCAAAACATCCTGATGGGCGACGTGCGCTGGGCTCGGCTCTGGCTGCGCCCGGATGCCCCCCAGGTCTGGGCTGGGTGGACAGCCATCGTCTGGTGCGCCGCGCAGGCTGAGATACGCGGCACCGTCGAGTCGGCTGAAGATGTCGCGATCCTGTCTCGCGTCCCCCCGGAGATGGTCGAGGCAGCGATGTCCTGGGCGCTCTCGTGCGGGTTGGCGGAAGAGGTGATCCCTGAGGCCAAGTCTCCACAAAAAGCCCCACCGGGTACCCCTCAGAAGCCCAAACCAGACCAGCGCGGCAGCGAGTGGCCTCTAGGTGTCGACAGGTTCAGGCAGCCATCCATGGATGTTTTCCTGTCTGCCGTAGCACACCGCTTCCCTCGTTGGCTCCCCCATGCCGTTTCCAGCGTCTACAAGATTTGGGACGATAACAATTGGTGCGACGGTTCCGGAAATCGAATAGCTGACTGGCAAGCGCTGGCGGCAATTTGGTACAAACGCGCTGATTCTTCTGATAAATCAAAACCTCAATAGGTGGATATGCTACAAACTATCGACGAAATTAAAGCCCTTCCAGCGCAAGAAGTTGAAGAGGCGCAAAAGGCTTTTGCTAAAGTCGTGACTGAAGGCGGGAAGCTTGGCTGTAAACTCCAAAATAAAGCCATTTGCCACAATGGGGCACTGTATATCTCCTACAGGGTTGGCGATTGGTGGTATGCTCCTGCAAGCTCTGCGCAGGCATCCGTGACTATGGCAGCATTCAGGGTCAGAGCATGACGCCGAAAGTTTGCCATCCGCCCAGGATATGCGGAAATCCGGAATGCGGCAATGCATTTACCCCAAGCCGGTCAACGATGATCTGCTGCTGCCATGCGTGTTCAACGCGACGAAAAGAGATTGAAAATAGGTCGCCAGGCATTATTGCTGTGCATGCTGCAAAATGTATTGCTGCGCGATCCGGTGGTGAAGTTAAAATAGCCATGTCATGGATGGTGTGCCCGGATCGCTCGCCGACTCCAAAAAGCATGGTTGGCTTGTGTTTTAAGTTGCTTTCAACGAATTGCTTTGATGCCAGGCGATTTGGGTTGTGCAAACATGGATTTGGAGTTGGGAAATCATTACGCTAATACAGCAGCCAGGATCGAAGCGGCTCACAATCCTAAAAGACGGCAAACATCACGGGATGATCGAGCGCGACAAGGCGTATCCGCAACAAATGAGTTCTGTAGATCTTCGAGAGCTTGCTGATTTGATGGATAAGCAAAAACCTCATCTATCAAGGTGAGGTTTGTTTTTGCGCAAATCTCCGTATTAGCGCATCCCCAATGTGTTTATGCGGAGTTTTGCGTATTAGGGAGATCAGGTATAATACGGTGTTGGGCACATGCTCCGCAGGGTAACAGCTTACATCATGCCCAACACATGCATCAACCGCCATCTTGCGAGACGGTTATGACTTTCAAAGATCAAAAGAAATCTGCTTAATAGCTCCGGGAACAGTAATCGAAATAGATTTGCGCTTTGCGATAGATGCAAGCAGCCTGCGAAGCTCCCGAATATACTCCATCTTGCACCATCCTTCAATTTCGCAAATCATCAAATCAACCATCAAATCATTCAAAAGGTTTTGTTCAAATTTCTTGCGAGCAAGATCATTGACTGTTCTAACATATACGGCATCAATTACAACCTCTGGATTTTCTTCAACCTTCTCATTTCGCTTTATTTCTGGTTTTATGTATTCGTGCTCAATAGGTTTACGTTCAACTTTTATTAAAGCCCTCAGCCCTCCATTCAAAGGGCTTTTCCCATTTGTTGCAAATGAATATCCGTGAAGAGGAGATCCGCAAGTCTTGTCAATCTTCCATCCATCTGGAAGAAAATCAAACAAATCCCAATCGCGATATTTTTTCATTCACATCCTCCAATCTCACCTCAAATTTGCCCAACAAACCCGTTCCACGGTGACGGGCTACCGTTGTTTACTTGTTGCGCCCGCACCGTGAACAGGGCGGGTTAGGGAGATCCTTCGGACGGAAAATCTGGAAGCTCCATCCAGTGCGTGATGGAACGATCAAAGAAATCGCCAATCGGCTGAAACCAATGGACAACATCAATGCGCCCAGGGCTTCCTCCAATACCAATATGATAGGCGAGATAACGCTTCCCTTCTGGCGGCTTCTCGTCCTCCAGCCTTTTCCACTTGCCGCGCCCCAACCTGTAAGCATTATTTACAAGTTCGACGATGCTACCTTCATCATCCCAGTCATCGGCCATCTTTTCAAGATGAGGATTATCAAACGGCATCATCACTCCCATCCTCAATAATTTTGCGAATCTCAACATGGTACATGATTCGATTTGTGTGGAAATTGTACGCATCATTTGCGGCGTCAAATTCAGCCCCAGGCGAAGCGGTGGCACGCCAAGCACGCGCCTGATTCCGTCCGTTTTCGGACTGAATGATAGCCTCGTTGCAATGCAACAAAATCTTTTCCAACTTTGCATCAGCGTTCATTCGCAACCTCCATCATCCCTAACAAACCCGTTCCACCGGGACGCTCAGTTCTGAACAAACCTTGCGGCGGGCGGCTGTGGGTCTGCTTGTATTTCGTAAATTTCACTACTCCAAAACCCGCCCTTTGATGTGGCATAAGCGTTTTTATGCTTTACTGGCGTAATTGATATTAAATAACCGCAAGACTGCATTTTTTTGATGAGTGAAATCCATTCGCGATATGAGTAAACTGTTGCATCCGTTTTTCCGCAAGATGTCCTTTTCCCAACCTCAACAGAATTTCCGTGAAGTAGCCGCGAAAGATCGCGCTCAACATCTGTCACGGAGTAACAAAATCGCTTAGATAGCCTTTGATCTGATTTTTCTGCGATTTTGTGCAAGTCCATCTCAATTCCTTTCTCTTGTAGTTTAGCAAGGCCATCCCTAACTTTCTCATGGCATATAACAATATCGTTAATTTATCGCCACAAAGCAAGCGTTATTTCATCAAACGCAAACAAAAGTTTTCCCTAATCCAGAATAAAAGATCCGGCGATCTGCGCGCAGTCTGCGCGCAACATGCGCACCAACTGCGCGACTACGGGACGGGACGGGACGAGACGACTTTGTCTTTAACAAAAACCTAAACATCCGCGCGCGACTTGATTTTTTGACCGGGGTTGGCTATTTTGAGACGATGGACAAACCGACGACAATCCGCGACGAGGATGGCGACGAGCTGGAGGCCGAGCGCATCCCAGCCCAGGCACCCCACTCCTGGGGATGGAGGTCGCACAGTTTGCTCGCCAAACTCATCTCCCCGGCTGGACGGAGTTGACCAGCGAGATTCGCATCGTGGTCCCTGGCGATAACGCGATGCTATCGCCAAACAACCGATCGCGGATCAATCGATGGGAGCGCGCTAGGCTGGTCAAGGTCGTCAAAGCCAGGGCTGCCGCAGCGTGGGCATTGGCAGGTCGCCCCGTTTACGACGGTCCGTTCCCGGTCACAATTCGCACGACGATCCGCCGCGCCAGGGCGCTCGACGACGACGGGGCGGTCGGCAGCATCAAGGCGCTTCGAGACGGCCTTTTCGGTGCTGAGACGCGCAGGGGGTTGGCCAGGATGGGCCTTATCATCCCGGACGACTCGTTGCGATACGCACGTTTTGAGACGCCTGTGCAGGAGACCGGGAAACGTTTCGCTGGCCGCGAGGAAGTGGAATTTTTTATCGTTGGTGAAAATCGTTAGGTTTTTCTTTTTCGTTTCGTTATATTCTGGACTCACCTGTAACGGAGGGCTAGATGCCGAAAAAGAAAAAGTTTGTGATTCCGGAAATCCCCAAAACTTTTCCGAGCCGAGCAGAGAAGGATGCGATGATCCAAGCCTTGGACACCGAGCTCCAGACCGCTCGCTCCGCAGCTCTCAAGGCCGCAACTTTGGCCCGAGATCTTGAGCATCACAAAGACCAGGTTTTTGCCGCATTCGAAGACGCCCGCAACACCCGCGTCTCCGCAAAAAAGAAGGCCTCCGCATGAGCCTCGAAAATCTGACCAACGAAGAGCTCGCCGCCGAGATTGAGCGCCGCAAGGCCTTGGCTCGCGAGTCGGACCTCGCAGAGCTCGCCGACCTGGAGGCCCGTGCTGCGGCGATCCGGGCCAAGCACGGCCTGAGAGGTGCAGCTGCCGCCCCCAACATCGCAAAGCGCACTGCGCCGCCGACCAATGAGGCCATCCTCAACGTCCTGGCAAGCGTCCCTGGGCCTGTTGGGGCTGCCGCCATCGCTGCTGCCCTGGGCGCCGACCAGAAGGCCACCAAGCGCGTCCTGACGACTCTGGTTGAGGCGGGAAGCGTGATCCAGAGCGGGGCCAAGCGCGGCGTGAAGTATGCGCTGAACAGGGCGTCCTGATCCTCCTTGATCTGTGCTTTGACTTGTGGTGGTTGCTGGAGTTGATCTGGTGTCCACTGCATGCACAAGCTCCTCCGCTCGTTTGGAGCTGCGAGACGGAGATCATACAGACGCCACCTGCCATGGATAAGGCCGACTCCCCACTGGGTTGGACAGTGCAAGGATCGGCCCGCCATAAGGGCTAGGCTCCATTGATGACACCCCGGAAAGACGGGGATCGGGTGGTAGCTCAGTTGGTAGAGCAGCGGCTTTCGAGCCGTCCGTTGTGGGTTCGAGTCCCACCCGCCCGTTTGGGAATTTTTAGTTGGGCAATGTGCCCTATGGAGTGGCGGAAATGTGGGTTCGAATCCTACGGGTCTGCAGACCGGCGAAAGGCGCCCAAAACCGTCTCCAGCACCACCGCAAAGGAAGTAGATTCAAGGTATGGCACGAACACCGGAAGAACGCAAAACGCTGGCGATGACGGCAATCGAAGCTATCGGTGAAGGCGAATACCTGCGCACCATTTCGCAGCGGATGAACATCCCTTCGAGCACATTCCTGCTGTGGATCGACGAATCGAAAGAACTATCTGAAATGTACGCGCAGGCGCGTGTGCGCGGGTCGATTGTGCGCGCCGAGGAAATGGAAGAGATGGCCGCTGGTGCTGTTGGATCACCACCAGAAGTGGTGAGCGCTGTAAAGCTCCAGATTGACACGCGCAAGTGGTTGCTGGCAAAATTTGCCAAGGGAATGTTTGGCGAGTCCTCCAAAGTCGAGCACTCCGGCAAGATCGAGACGTCCGCCCCCCTCGACCCCGCCGAAGCCCTTGCCGCAGCGCAGGAGGCCGAGCAGGCAGGAGAGGTGTGACGCCCGACGCTGAACAGGGCTGGCGCATCCGGGCGCGCCGTGACCCGCTGGACTTCACGCGATGGATGTTCTCGCAGATGCGTCT